ATGATAATGAATACCGAGCATTATCTGCGTTTGAACGTGAAATGAATACGATATGCAAGCCAGGTAATGAGTTCGTTGTACATTCTGAATTACCTCTCGGAGGTTCGCCAGATGGGTATTACTTTGACGAAGAGACTAAGACCTGGTGTCCAGTTGAGCTGAAGTGTCCGTATTCTGGTAAGGTATATCCAACAATTCCTGAGCGTTATTATTTTCAGTGCCAAGTACAAATGGCCGTCACAAATACAACTAAGAATTTTTTCTTTGTATGGACAGAAGATGAGACGAAGTTGGAGATTATTCCATTTAGTAAAGAATTTATGACATGGTACTTACCATATGCACTTGACTTTATAAAAATGGTTCAGGATAATGAAGAGCCACCTCGGTGGAAACGTAAGCCAATTTTTAATAAGGAGTAAGACATGGCAGAACAATCTAAAGATCGTTTAGTATTATTTAGAAACGAAAACAAAACAAAAGAAAATCAACCAGATATGCGTGGTGAGTTTACACTTGCAGGTATAGAGTTTGAATATGCTCTTTGGAAGCAAACAAGTCAAAAAGGTAATGAATATTATTCAGGCCCTATTACTAAAAAAGAAGAGCAGTCTGGCGGATATAAACCTGCAGCACCAGTAAAAGAAGGTGCGGAAGTTATTAGTGAAGATGACATCCCATTCTAAAGTTATTAGATTCGTGCATAAAGAAAACATGAAATGGTTGCCTGACTCTGCTCGTATAGCTAATGGAGGTAGGCAAAAATACCAAGAAGGTCTAGTGAGGGTGGAGTTAGATTTTTATTGGATAAGAAATAATACTGGGAAGTACGAAAGATTAATGGGGAGACAATGAGCCTCCCTATTAATTATTTGTTTGCTACGTACATTGTTACTTCGAAACCGAATCTCATTTCAGTAGCTGTAGGTTTTGTCCACATACTTATTTCTCCTTTCAAGAAAATTTATAACGTTACAAGTGTAATTATACGCTTGTTTTAAAAAAACTAGGCCAACGGAGGATTAGTTTATGGTAAAGAAAATAATGAGTTATTTAACAGCTTTAATTATGATTTTACTTATCGCTGGTATTGTATTACAGTATTATGTGTCTCGGCCACAAGAGCCACAAAGATTAGTTTGCCATAAAGGCAAATTATTGGTGCAGGTTGAAGGGGAAGGAACTGTTTATGTTAGGATTAAAAGGTTCTCCTGCGATGATGAAAGAGGTATGTTAATTATAGAGGAACAGCTATGAAAGATATGATTAATCCTGATCATTATAAAGTAGGTGGGATAGAAACCATAGATGTCATAAAGGCTAAATTAGGTGATAACTATAAGCACTACGTTAAAGGTAATTTAATGAAGTACTCTGAAAGACTTGGCAACAAAGATGAGTGGTCTCAAGAGCTTCGTAAGATTGCCTGGTATGCATTAGACTTGGCGGATGAGTTAGATAAAAAGAAGTCTCCACCAATTACACCTAGTGAGTGGATAGAAGATCCGCTTCATGACGAAGATTAATTATGGCTATAAAATCACCCTCAATGAAAAAATGCTGTCAGTGTGGTAATCAAGCAAAGATGTACGATGATGGTAAATATTATTGTGGTGTGAATTTTTATACGCTACATGGAATGTGTAAGGTAAAAAATGATAACAAGAAGAATGGCGATAGAGGGTGATTGGTTCACCGTTCAATTTTTTAAAGAAGGTGATGGAAGCATCAGAGTAGAAATGGTACACGATATAAAAAACAAATTTTACAAGATGTATCCAGATAATAAGATTAAATTTGAGGAAGATTGACATGGATAAAGAGTATTTGTTTGTGTTATTTGTTACAGGCATTATATGGATAATAATAGAAACTTGGGGGAAGGTATGAGCTTAACAAGAGAAGGTGCAATGAGTATGGTTGAGTTTATCAAAGAAATTGCAAAGGATAGACCTGGCCTAGAATACAGAATTAAAGATGATGCAGGTAGAGTTTACAAGTCTAGAGGCTGGGATGATAAAGTTCAATCTAACAAAAAATAACGTGAAAACGTTTGTAAACAAGCTGTATGATCTTGACTTTACTAAACTGTGGACAGTAACAATACATCCAAAAAAGTATAATCGTAGCTTATCTCAGAACGATTATTATTGGAAGCTATTAAGATCTGCATCAGATTATTTTGGTTATACTGAAGAAGAGCTGCATGCTTTATTTAAGACAATGTACCTCCAGGAAACTAAAATGGTTTTAAATCGTGAGGTAACTGATCAGAGGTCTACTAGCAGTTTAAATACAGAAGAGTTTAATGAGTACATAAAAAAGATTAAAGTTTTCTGTTGTGATTTTGGGTTTCAGTTTGAAGAAGAGTGAAAAAGCATACCTTGATAAACTGGTTCAGTTTGGATGTGTTGTTTGTAAAAAACATTATCACGCTTACACAGAGCCATGTATACACCATATTAGATCTGGAATGGGTATGGGCCAACGTAACAGCACGGAAAATTGTTTGCCGTTATGTCACGCTCATCATCAAGGTGAATACGGTACTGGTTTCCATAGTGGAAAGAAAGTATGGGAACAAAAGTATGGTACAGAACATGAATTATTAGATTGGTTGAAGGAGAGATTATGAGTAAATGTAGAACAGAACCAGAAGTATGTAAACAACAAACAGATAGTCAGATAGAATATTTTGGCAAAAAAATTAGATATCATAACTGCTGTCAAGATCCATTTTATTTAATGTGTAACGTAAATAAGATTGAGGTAGACTTTCAAAATTACACTGGATATTGTTATGTACCTTATTTTAATTCTTGGAATTTTAATGACTTAATAGATTCTTTTGAGCGTATAGATAAAGAGATTAACTTGATTGTATGTTTCCAGGAGATGGAGGACAGGTCTAAATATGATCTAGATGAGATTTATCTTAAAAAAGATGGTGAATGGTTATGGAGGCCTGATTATATTAAAAAGTATAGTTTACAAGATTTTAAGGACCGTGTACGTCACATTGAAGGCAAAGTCGTGTACACTACACAGTAATGTTTGAATATGTTTTAGTTGTATATATTACAATGGATAGTCCACAATATGTGGGTCATTTTGTAGATTGTACAAGAGCCAATGAGTGGGTAATGAAGAACTATCCTAAAGCAGAATACACAACTTGTCTGCATGAAGATTATATTCATTTACCAGAAGGGTTAATTAAGAAGGAGATAAAATAATGGGTAAAGGGTCATCACCTCGTCCTATACCGAATCGTAAACAGTTCGAGGATAACTGGGATAAAATATTTAGGAAAAAAGATGCCGACAAATCTAAACATACCGACAAGAAAAAGACTGACTGAATTAGGTTATCTTGTTGAAAACGTTGAGAAATTTAACTTTATTACAAAAAGGAAAAACGATTTATGGGGGTTCGTAGACTTTTTAGCTATAAAGCGAGATGAGATACTAGCAGTCCAAGTAACATCAAAAGCAAATATGAGTAGTAGACGTAAGAAAATAACAGAGCATGAAAATTTAGGTAAGGTACGTGAAGCTGGGATACGTATTGAACTTTGGGGTTTCTACAAGGAGAAAAACAGATGGCAAGTGAAGATAGAAGATTTATCATAGATCACGAATATAAGCTACAAACTGGTAAGTATCTCAAAAGATCAGAAATTGTAGAGCTTATAAAACAATCTATAAAGAATGGAAATTTTACAACATCATTAATATCTAGGCATGTTAAATTAGACATGAAGCAGCTTGGAAATATCATAAGACATATGATAGATAAAGATTTAATTATAGCTAATAGAGGCAATACTAAGGGCGGTGGATATATTTACTCATTAAAAGATGAATGTTTACTAGCAGATATGTTCTATCCTAAACCTCAAGACGTAGAAAAATCATTTACAATAAAATCTAAAATGATTCGTAAATCAGAACAAGGAACGAGTAAATCTTTGGGTGGATCAAAAATGATTAAATATTCAAATGGTTATTACGATTCTGTATATTGGGGGTAACATGGAAGTAGAATATCTAATGCACTTATTAAGACAATGGGCCAGATGGATGAAGCATGATGACCATGGGCTAGGATATCCTAAAAAGTCTATTGGCATGAGCTCTGGAGGTGAATCTAGTTATGGTGCATTTGATGAGATGATTGAGAAAAGCGAGCTAGCTAACGTCAAGGTAGTTGATGCTGTTATTCATGATCTAGATTATGAGCAAAGAAAAGCTATCTATGCTAGATTTCTAGATGGTAAAAAGCCTATGTATTATGAGATAAAGCTAGCAGATGCTATAGATAATTTAACTACGATTGTAGGAAGAAGAATAGATATCTAATATCCTAATATCTTTAATAACCCAGGAGTAATCTGACCTCCATATGGTTTCATTTGTAATGGCCTAGTATCACCTTTTTTTAAGCTTCTTGGATTCATCATATTGCGATCAATCATTTTATTTGCTAACGCTTCACTTCCAGGAGCTAATTGATAAGCCATAACATCATCAGATAATATACCAATACCTTGACCAGGCACTCCAAATGGATAACTAGGATGTCCTGATTTTGTTATTTTAGGTTGTTTTGCAAATATCTCTCCAGCGTACATTAATCCAGATTCTGGTGCATTTAATTGTCTTGGGTCTGTTATTGCAATTCTAGCTTCTGGTAAAGACATACCACCAATATCCCTAAAGTTTTTATCCAACGTATCCAACACTGCATCTCTTTGTACTTTAGATGCACTATTATATTGATTAATGCCTTTAGGAGTTCCAACACCAGCCCAGTCTGGAATGATATTTTTTAACTGTTTATCAAGCTGAGATTTGTTTGTTTTTGTTAAAGATACATTTGCATAGTTCAACATTGTTTCGCCAGTCATACCAGCAAAATCACTTCCAGTCGGAGACATTCTCCATGGTAATAATACTGGATTTTGTTTGTATTGGCTTTCTAACTGTTGAGCCATTTTCATAATATCGTCTACAGGTTTTTTACCAGAGGCCCATACTTGGCCTGGATTTAAAAACATATGACCTTGCCCACCTAGCAATCTTACAGGTTGATCAAACTCTTTGCCTTTTGCTCCAGTTAATAAGCCTTGTGCACTAGTACGGTCAGACATTGACAATATAAATGGACGGCCTTCAAGATCTGCTAATGATATTGTTGGTACATTTTCTTGAATATTGTACGATTGAACCTGTGGATTAACATCTTGCATCCTTGGAATATCTCCAGCTCTAGGATTACCTTGTCCACCTAATGGCTTAGCAAATCGTTTATCAATAACTTGTGTTAATGGTTTGGTTAATTTATTTCCAACAGACAAAACTCCCATAGGCGAAAAATTTAATGCTGCATCAAAAGCACCTTCTGGAGTTTGCAAGTTTTCATAGTTAGATTTAGCACGGTCATAGATTTGTTGTCCTGCACCAGAAAAATCACCACGAGCTATATATCCAGCTGGTGTTTCTCTTAAATAATCTGTGACTGTGTTTAGTATACCCATTACTTATTTTTCCATATTATTTTTAACCAATACTTAATATCTTCTACACGTTTTTCATGTTCTTTTATTTTGTATAGAAAATCCCTACGTTCGCTTAATGTTTTACGGCTAAGAGTTGTAGCCTCACAATAACGTTGATATATTTCTGAATCGTTTGGTACGACTTGATTGTCTGGAAGCTTAATATTCTTCGTCATAATTGAGATATATACTATCAACGATAAGCTCTACAGACGTGATCTGTCCTTGCTCATCGCTAAGGTATATAATTAAGGTGTCCTCTCCATATACAACCTGGACATCAGAGATAACCTTATTCTCCATATGTTTTGCAATTTTATGTATATCCACTAGTGGTACTCCGTATCTTTAGGCATGGCAAAATACATATCAAAAGCATCTGCTGCTATGATAAATGATTCTTTGTTTGTAAAGCTAATTTTTATAAGAGATTCTTGATTGTCTTGGATGTATTCGATGTCTTCTACTGTTTGATTAATAAAAGACTTTAGTAATTCTAGGGAATCATTTTGTTCCATCTGCCATCCTTATCTAACACCATCGGCATTAATTTAGGCTGTCCATCAATAATCATGCCACAGCCAACGATGAAGCGTGATTTAAAGTTTTTAGCATAGTCAAACGCCATAGACTTTTGATTGATTAAACAACCGACTTGCATACCCCAAATAAGTGCATCAGGGTTAGAATAGTAACCTATACTAAACTTTGTATGATAATGGCCTTGTACAGTATTCATGCCATACTGTTGTGCTACCTTTAACACATCAGCTGACATTCCATGAGTAAAAAAGCAACGTGACTTATTAGATAAGGTTACGGTTAAGTCATCTACCCACTGCCATCCTTTACCTACACCGAGAAACTCGTTATAAGATTTAAGATAGTCTTTAGGTAAACCATACTTTAATGCTCTGCGATAAACAAGAGATGAATGGTTAGAGTGAACAATAGTCATTTCAGGAAATATCTTTTCTAACTCTCTAATATATACCTTAGAGCTACGTAACTCATCCCCAGCACTTTTTAAGTCTGGATTGTGTTCGTGCATCGAGATGGCATGGTGATCCAATTCATCTCCAATATTTACAATAAGATCAGGCTTATACTTCCTTTTTAAAGCTTGTAAGAATTCAAAAGCATCCTGATGATGATAGGGTATATGTAAGTCAGATATGACTAATACTGAGTTGTTCATTTTATGTGGCTGAAGAATAAATCTGCTTCAGCAGCTCTTCTCCTTTCTAAACCTCTTAGTATTTTACCACCTGCTCTACGATATTTCAACAAAGTATTTATCGCTGTTTCTTCTTCACCCCTAAGTAACGCTGACCGTACCGTTGATCTTTGAAGCGTTCCCAGACCAAGGTTAAAGCTAAAAGACACAAGAGCGTCAAACTGATTTTGTTTAAGTGGCACAGTAGGAAGCAAACGGCATACTCCATTTTCAAAGCGTAATAAATCTTTTCTAAGTAACTCATCTACTTCCTCTTGGCTGTAACTTCTATTGTGTTCAGTTTTAAGTTGATATGATTTTCTTTGTGCCAGTGGTAATCTATTTTGTTCTGGATAGAGAACATGGCCATAACCCACAGTCCAGAGTAAAGCAGGACAAAGATAAGGCTTATAATGACAACCTTCAAAGTGCTTAATAAGTTTGATTCCTTGTTCACCAGTTCTCACTTCTT